ATGAAGCACAACAATTCGCATCATCTTTGGTTGAAACTTGCAAGAAGAACCAAGGAATTGGTTTGTCTGCTGTTCAATGTGGATTCAAATTGCGTGTATTTGTAATGGGTACAGGTGATGATTTCGTGGCACATTTTAATCCTAAGTTGATTGAATCTGAGGGTGAATCTCATATGGTTGAAGGTTGCTTGTCTTTCCCGTTATTAGGATTGCGTATTACTCGTCCAGAAACTATTACAGTTGAGTACCAGGATTTTAGAGGTGAGAGCCATACTGCAAAGTATACCGGGATTTCTGCAAGATGTTTTCTCCATGAGCTTGACCATATGGACGGAATAGTGTATACTGACCGTGTGAAGCCGTTGGCTTTGAAATCTGGTATAGACAAACGTAGTAAGATTTTGAGAAAAATGGCTGAGTATCAATCTCTACTAATGAAACAAGTTAAACAACAAAATGGCAAAAACATCCCCCGAAATAGTTGAGAAGCAGTGGCTGGAATGGAAAGAAAATAATACTTCCATTCCACACATTGATGAAGCTGTTCTAACTGAACGTTTGATTAGTGACCTGTCGTATGCGTCACAGATGGATGTAAAAGAATACACATTATATCAAAAGTGGTGTGAAGTCAAAGAACGTTATCCTGTAGAAGAAATTTCAACTCTTTGGGGTCCTGAACTTCAAATGGTCAATAAAAACCAAGAGGAAATCATCAAAGAAGTTAAAAAGAATTTCTGGATGCCTACTGGTCCTGATGATTATGAGAAACTTGAACCTATGTTGGAGCTTTCGAATGGTGATCTAGCTGAAACTTGGAATGCAGTCCGTACATTTTCTTCTACGATGAAGAACAACTCAAACATTGGACGCAATCTATTCTACACAGTAAAAGACCGCGTAACTAAAAAATACCTTGGTGTTATCTGCATTTCATCCGACTTTCTAGACTTGACTCCTCGTGATTCCGCTATTGGTTGGTCACGAGATGTTAAGACACAACAAGGTATGATTAACCATACTGCAATCGGTTCTACTATTGTTCCGTTGCAGCCTCTCGGTTATAGTTACATGGGTGGTAAATTGCTGGCTCTTTTGTGCCTTGCAGATACAGTCCAAAAAGATTGGAAAGAAAGATATGGAGACACTCTTGTTGGCGTTACTACAACGTCATTATATGGAAAAACCAAAGCCGGTGGGCTTTCTCAATACGATGGCTTGGAACATTGGCAGAAAATGGGATTCTCTAGTGGCTCTGTTGCATTTGAACCTAAACGTTCTACTGCTAACATGGTATATGACTGGATCAAAGAAAATCATACACGTAAATACTTTGAATGGTGGGAAGCAAAGAACACACAAGGACTTCCATTGAAACGTGACCACAAGAATCGTTCTTTGAATTTTGCGTACTCCAAACTCAAGATTCCAAAGAACCTGATTCGTACAGAACACCAACGTGGCATTTACTTTTCTCCGTTGTATGATAACACGAATGAGTTTCTATGTAAGCAAATTACAGATGAACAATTGATAAAATCGTTTGATACGTCCGAAGAAACTCTATCAAAAATATGGAAGACAAAGTATGCCAAGGGCCGTATTCGTCAATTACAAAAACAAAACAAGGTATCATATGACAATCTGTTTTATGATGACCTAATCTATTTGTCTTGGGAAGAAACCAAAGCAAAATATCTGACACAAGTTGGCAGATAAATCAAGTATACCACAAAAATACTTGACTTTACTCATACATAATAGTATGATCGTGATTCTCGCATCAGCGAGATTTTTAAATTATTAGGAGTTTTATTATGACAATCTTGTCCTCAAAGCAACGTATCTTGAACGCACTCAAGCAAACCAGCGGTTATAACACTTTCTCTGTGAAGTCTGCACAAAACCGTTTTGGTGTTAAAAACGTTTCTGCACGTATTGACGAATTGCGCCAAGAAGGCCATTGCATCTACACTAACAGCCGTAAAGTTAACGGCAAGAAAGTTAGTTACTACCGTTTGGGTACTCCAACCAAAGGTATGATTAAGTCTGCATTGCAAGCTGGTCACACACTTACTGCTTAATCTTTAGCAATCGATTGCTCAACATGGATATTTTTATCTCGTCTGTGTTGAGCATTATTTTTAGGAGTCCAAATGGAAATTTCAATTAAAACAGAAGAACTACGCAAGTATAGTATCTTTGTTGCCACGCCAATGTATGGTGGCATGAATCACGGTCTATACATGAAAGCATGTTTGGACTTACAAGGTCTCTGTATTCAATACGGAATCCAGGTTAAATTCTCATTCTTGTTTAATGAGTCACTAATTACTCGTGCTAGAAACTATCTTGTCGATGAGTTTCTGCACCGTTCAGAGTGTACACACTTATTGTTTATTGACTCTGACATTAATTTCAATCCACAAGATGTTATTGCTATGTTGGCCCTCGATAAAGAAGTTATTGGTGGTCCATATCCAAAGAAAGCTATCAAATGGCGTGCAGTTAAGAAAGCATTGGAAAAGAATCCAGGACTTGATGCACAGCTACTAGAAAAAGTTGCTGGCGACTTTGTGTTTAATCCAGTTAAAGGCACTGCACAATTTTCTGTGACTGAACCTCTTGAAGTTTTGGAAATTGGTACAGGTTTTATGATGATTAAACGTGAAGTATTTCCAAAGTTTGAGGCTGCATATCCTCAATTGAAATACAAACCAGATCACGTTGGCCAAGCCAACTTTGATGGTACACGTTACATTCATGCATACTTTGATACCACAATTGATCCTGATTCTGAAAGATACTTGTCGGAAGATTACATGTTCTGTCAGTGGTGGAGAAACATCGGTGGTCAGATTTATCTTTGCCCATGGATGCGTACAGCACACATCGGAACATATCACTTCCAAGGTGACATGCCAGCAGTTGCAAATTACGTTGGTGAAATGTAATGCCTAAATCTGAAGATCATACTGATAACTTAGTAGTATCTTCACAGACTGCCGAAACCGGTGGTCGCAAATATGATGGTGGCAAGCTAGAATATGGCTTGCTGCCTCCTTTTGCTTTAGAAGAAACTGTCAAAGTATTAACCTTTGGTGCACAAAAATATGAACGTGATAACTGGCAAAGAGTTCCAGAATCTAAGCGTAGATATTTTGATGCATTGCAAAGACATCTTTGGGCATGGAAAAAAGGTGAACAGATGGACACCGAATCTGGTATACATCACTTGGCACACGCTATGTGTTGCTTGATGTTTCTTTATGAACATGATATAATCTACTCTAAAGAAACTTTACATAATGGAGAAACTAATGAAACTATCGAACGAAACTCTGTCAGTCCTTAAAAACTTCGCGGCTATCAACCAGAGCCTTGAATTTAAAAGAGGCAACAAACTATCAACCATCTCTTCAGGTAAATCTGTGCTTGCACAGGCTGCTATCAAGGAAGATATTCCACAAAACTTCTGTGTCTATGACTTGAATCAATTCTTGTCTGTACATTCTATGTTTAAAGGTGACGTAGAATTGGAGTTTGATTCTACTAATATAACATTCAAAGGTGGACGTAGCAAGTTGAAGTACCGCATGGCTTCTAAAGACATGATCGTTACGCCTCCAGAAAAAGAAATTAAACTAGGTGAAGTCGATTGTAGTTTTACAATGTCTGACTTAGACTACGCAGAAGTTTCTAAGGCTTGGTCTATCCTATCGTCTCCTAACTTGTCTGTTAAGTCTGATGGTGAAACAGTAGAGTTGGTTGTATCCGATTCTAAGGATGACTCACAACACACAAGTTCCATCGTAGTTGGCACAGGTAACGGTAAATCTTACAATATCGTTTTCAAGACCGACAACATCAAGATGGTTCAAGGAAGCTATGATGTTCAAATCTCTTTCAAGGGCTTTGCACACTTCAAAAACACAAAGGAAGATATTCAGTATTGGGTGGCTTTCGAATCTAAAGAAAGCACATACTAATGTTACTACCATTTATTGACGCTGAAAGTGGACAGACCGTTTTTGTTAATCCTAAACATGTTGCCGTAATATTTGAGGGTAAGAACCCTGAAGGTGTTCAACTCACTATGATTAACCTACTCAATGGTAATATTGCAACAACTCAAGATTTTCTAACTGTTGTTGGTATGATTCAAGGAGAACTAAAAGATGACTAATCAAGTAACAACTTTATATGGTACTTTTGATGAAAAACAATTGAAATCTCTCAAAGGTTACATTGAAGAAATCGTCATTTGTATGGACCGCAACAAAGCAACATCAGAATCAATGTCTGATATTGTTAACCTTGCATATGATGAATTGAAGATTCCTAAAAAGATTATCAAGCGCATGGCAAAAGTTCAACACAACCAATCACTACAATCTGAAGTGGCTGAGTTCAAAGAATTTGAAGCCCTGTTTGAAAGCATTCGGGACGTTAAATGATTGAATCTGGCAATACTACCATAGATTTTTCTGGTAATCATTACATCAATACTGATATAGATTTTTCTGGTAATCATTACATCAATACTGATAAAAAATATACTTTCTATACACCACCAAAGTATGTTGGTTATTATCAGATTGGTGGTGATTACGGCTTGCGTATTGCATTCACTAAAAAACCAATATGGTTTCACCGAACAATGATGAAACTTTGCCTCGGCTGGGAATGGTCCGACGGCCAGGCACTTTAAGTTGACACAGGCTTCGGCCTGTGTTACACTATCTTTTTTATATTATGGAGTTTTTGAATGTCAGATCACATGTTGTGGGTGGAGAAGTATCGTCCTAAGAAAATCGAGGACTGTATTCTCCCTGATTCTTTGAAGGCAACCTTCCAAGAATATGTTAATAGAAAAGAGATTCCTAATCTCTTGTTGGCTGGCACTGCTGGTGTCGGTAAAACAACAGTTGCCAAGGCTCTCTGTGAAGAAGTCGGATGTGACTATATTGTAATCAACGGCTCAGACGAAGGTCGCCAGATTGAAACCTTCCGTGTCAAGATGAAAAACTATGCATCGTCTGTATCCTTGATGGGTGGACGCAAAGTTATTATCATTGATGAAGCTGACTACATGAATGCAGAGTCCGTTCAACCAGCGTTGCGTGGAGCAATTGAGGAGTTCTCTAGCAACTGCTCATTCATCTTTACTTGTAATTTCAAGAATCGTATCATTGAACCAATTCATTCTCGTTGTACTGTTATCGACTTCAAGCTGAATGGTTCTAAGGCTAAGATGGCTTCGGCTTTCTTCAAGCGTGTTGAGGCTATTCTTACTCAAGAGAAAGTTACATACGACAAAGAAGTTGTTGCTGCCATCATAACAAAACACTTTCCAGATAATCGTCGTGTTTTGAATGAGCTTCAACGTTATTCTGTTTCCGGCTCTATTGACCGTGGCATTCTAACCACAGTTTCTGAAGTACAATTGACTGAGTTAATTAAATCACTCAAAGAAAAAGACTTTGCTGGTGCTCGTAAATGGACTACAAATAATCTAGACAATGATCCTGCACGTTTGTATCGTAAGATTTATGATGGTCTTTATGAACAGTTAAAGTCTAGTTCTGTACCTCAGTT